GAGCGCCATCGTTTTGCCACCGCTCATTTCAGCGCGGTGGTCGGTGACAAAGGCCTTGATATCACGCTCAAGGCGTGATATGCTATCCTTATAAGGCTGGCTCTGTTCCTCGGCAATTTTCTGTGCGCTGATTACTTGTTTCTGCATATCGCTCTCAATATCATTGAGGGCGAGCTGGTTCTCCGCGGTTTTGCGAAGCGCGTCATTAACATCTTCCCACGACTTGAGCCCGGGGGATTCTACTACTCTTTTTCTTGCTATTTTGAAAGGCTCCTTTCAAGTTGTTTGATTGGTGTCCCTCTGTAGGATCACTGTCAATTAAGATATAATTTGGGGTAACTGTCATGTAAACGCCGAGAGGGAAGGTAAGCAGGACGGCAGTCGCGTCACAATCCTCCGGGGCGCTGCCGGGGTCGGAAACCATCCAGCAACGCCGCCGAAATGCCAATCAGCGAGAGCCTGATTCGTTTCTGTTTTCTCATTTTCATTGTCCCTGCTCTCCGGCTGTTACAACATCATCATGGCCAAGGCTTGCTCGAGCACCCTGGCAGTAATGGTCTGATCTGCGTTTCCTTCAAGAATACGCTGGACATTGGATAATGTATGGTCAAGCAGCCGGAAACAGCTTCTCCGCATCCCACATGCACGGTCATTTCCGGCTCGCCCGTAAACACCATGCCTACATTGGAATGGTCGAAAATTTCACGGAGCAGCTCAATCTTGCTGCACCTTCCATTGTTAATCAGTTTGTCCGCTTCATCAATAATCAGTAAGTAACCTTTATTATAGTTCAGAAACTCAAAGATTGCCTCCTCCCGCTGCCAGACTGTGCCACGCCCACGCGGAAGCCCAAGCGCATTCTCGATGGAGTGGACAATATCGCTCCTGCACATGCTTCCGCCGCATTCAATGTAAGCCACGCGGGGGAGCTTGGCGTATTCGCGCAGGCTGTAGGTTTTGCCGCGTCCGCTGCGGGCAATCACGACACCCATAGAAGCATACTCCTGACAGCTTTGGCATACGCCGAGCACAGCCTTTGCATCGCGGCTTTCGTAGAAGCGCGGCTTCTGTGAGGTTTTAGGCGCTGCGGCGGTTGGAAGGTTAATAATATTACCTGTATGTTTGGAGAGAAACTGCGCGACTCTTTTGTCAATGTTGGCTGTATCGCTGCCATACGCACCGTTTACATACTTCGATATCGTTGAACGTCCGAGGCCTATCTCTTTGGCGAGCACCGAGATACTGATTTTGTTTGAATCTGCATAGCTTTTCAGCTGTTCTACAATGCTTAACGGCTCTGTCGTGGTATTGGTGCTGACTGCTGCTTCCATAAATATCCTCCTATCCATTCATAGCTTTCAGCCGCTCAAGTGCGGCCCCGGCCTTGGCGTTGAGGAATTCATCCCCAGCGCCGGATTTCTTTTTCTTGCTGATGATTTCGGAACGCCCTTCCTTATCTGTAGGCAGGGCGATTACCTTCTGACGGGGTGCGTGCCCTATCGTAAGGTCAAGTTTACCGACCGCCTCTGTTCGGCTTGGGTCGAGCCGCAGCTCGGGCGGGGTCTGGTACTCGTCCAATATCGCGCGTACCTCGGAAAGCTGCCGGTTCTTACGCTTGTGAAGCTCTTCCAGCGCGTCCTCTGAAACGCGTTCACCGAACTGCATAAGCTCCGCTGAATATGCCTCACAGACTTTGCGCCCCTCTTTGTCATAAACGTACAGTTTCCGCACGTCTCCCGTGTCCCAGCGGATGCCGACCTTTTGGTCTACGTAATGAGCAAGTTCGTCCGCTGTGTAAAGGGTCTTAAATTTGGTGATGCCCTGCGATGTAACCTTGGCCTGGGCGGGCTTCATCAGCAGCATTGCGGCATACTCCCTCGGTGGGGCGGGACGCTGGATGTGCGGCTCATTTTCCCATACCCCTATAGGAGTTATGTACTGCTCGCCTGCATCCTTGAGCCCTCGGTGATTGTGCACGTTGTACCACTCCGTGACAAATGCTTGAAGCACTTCCATAAACTCATCCATAGTGAGAAGTTCGCCGCGCTCCAGCATTCCGGCAATATCCTTCTTGCGCTTGCTGGCGGTGCGGGATGCCGTGAGCGTTCCGGTATAGGATTGGAACTTTCGGGAGAACCGTAAACAGAAGGTATTGAAAGCCCGTTCTATCGGCTTGTCCCACGGTTGGAAGGGCAGCGACCGCGACCACCGTTTCACACCCATTGACAGGTAAAAGCCTTTTTCTTCTGCGTCCATCAGGCTGTCTTCCATTGCGCGGACGCTGCGGTCTTGCCCGAGCGTTTCATGATTGGCAAAGTCTTTGCCGTTGTCCATGTGCGCCTCCAGCGGTACGCATCCGGCTTCATAAACCATCTTTACAAACGATTCTTTGACGATTTGCGTATTGGAATGCTCACATAGAATCATTCCAAGTATGCGGCGGCTGCGCACGTCCAACCACGCAACCAGCACGGGGCGTATTGCTTTGACCTTACCATTTGGTGTCGTATATTGTACCCACACGTCAAAGGTGTGTGCATCGGCGACAACGTACTCCATAACCTCAAGTGAGTGCGTATCCCGCTTGCATTTAACCTGCTTTTTGTTCTTCCATTCCCGTAGGCCGTTTGCTGCCAGATAGTGCGCGGAGCTTGCGCCCGGCTTGTCCATGATATGTTTGACATATCGCGAAACCGTTTTTATAGATGGATGCTGTTCCCAGCCGCGTTCTCGTGCGATATCCTCGAATTTTTCATACAAAAGCTCGACCGTGCCGAGATTTTCCGCAAAATGGCGGTCAAACCAGATATTTTCGATAATCGCACGCTGCTCGGCGGTAAGGCTTGGGAAGGTGTCCTTTTCGCGGGGCTTGCGGCAGAGGGCCAGCGCTTTGAAATAGTCGCGGTTTTGACCGTCCTCTTGCTCAAGTTTGAGCGCCCAGGCAGCAGCTTCCGTGAGGTTCTTTTGGTGACGGTATAGGCTTTGAGGACTGATTCCAAGGTCGGTTGCCATGCGGAGGGCGACCGTGGCACGAGGTTCGTCACCGCTATAGTCTATGAAGCGCTGCACCATGTTTGCCAGTTCGACCGCTTCATAGTAGGCTCGTTTGTGCTGCTCGATATAATGATTGAAGTCCACGTCAACATACCACGGTCTGACCTCGGTTGTTTTGCTGTCGATGATTGCATCCCTCCCATCTGCTTTCTGTGCGGCTCGCCATGCCCGCTGGGCTTTTGCGGAGAGAGAGGATACGGCGACAAGAACCTCCGCTTTGGCTCCTATTTCACGAGGCTGTGCTTTAGTTACGTAATTTTGGGGGTCTCGGCTTATTCTGGAAGTCATTCCCTTATAGGCAAGTCCTTCCAACTTTGCTGCCTCTTTAAGAGTAACATAGGATTCTGTCATGTATACCTCCACCTCCAATGCTTATGCCGCAATTATTTTTTCAACTTTTTGCGGGTCAAGGTTAAGAGCGGCAATAATAGAGTGGAGGTATTTATCGCCCGACCGTGTCCCTGTCAAAATGTAGCTTAAATATTGCGGTGATGTGCCGACCCGTTCGGCAAGCTGAGCTTTCGTCATGTCCCGATCGGCAAGCGCCTTGACGACCAATTTCCCGAAAGCTGTAAGTTTCTTGTTTGCGCTTCTCATTGCCGCTCCTCCTTTCGCGGATAATGATTTAACAGCTCAAAACGTGTCGAATGCCATGCTATGGATTCTAAAACAACCATCTTCTCGCCCGAAAACAATACTTCCGATGATTTCCTGCCGGATGGTGTGAAAGAACTCTACTCGAATCTTGTGCTTGCTCAATTTAATAGGTGTAAATACGATATATCCCGAATATAGACCTTTGGCAAGCTCTGTCAGACGTTCAAGACCAGTACCGACCGGTGCGTTACGCTCCTTCTCAATAAGGGCTTGAAGGGTACGGAAAGCGGCAAGACGCTGCGGGTAGTCCCCGCCAACAGAAAAATCCAATCCGAAATACTTCCAGAGTACGGATTCTGCTTGTGTAAGTGCGTCAGGCTGTGCCCCAGCTGCTGCGGAATTCTCAAAAATGTTGTCTGGGATTTTATTTTTCGTCATAGCTGCTCACTCCTTCTGGATTATGATATGCAGAAGTCAGCGGATGTTCCTGACGATATCTCTTGACCGCGTAATTAGTGCGGTACATGTGCTCAAGTTCTCTGTATTGCCGTTCCAACCGGGATTTCAATTCCCGGCGTGGCTGACCAGCCAGACAGTCAAGCTGCTCGTCCAGTTCCCGGCACATCTGGAATGTATTCCGACAAATGATGCAGTCATCGTCAGGACAGTTATCCAGCAGCATAACACCAAGCCTAAACAACTGCTCCAGTTCTAAATAATGCCGTTCGGGCGGATGCAGAAATGTCTGAACCTGCGGCGTAGCAGGTGGACAAGACTCCGTATCCGGCGGAGCTGTGAGAATCTTCCTCAAAGCATCAAACTGCTGCGGTGTCAGGAGCGCCGGTATACGATCGTCAAGCTCCTCCATATCGACCCGGAAGCGCTCGTCACCTGTATCAATAAGCCCTATATCTTCAAGCGCGCTCACATAGCCGCGGAGGTGGTAGGGGACAGTATATTTGTTGATGTAGTGCCAGTCTGGATTTTCCGCCTGATTATGGATCAGGTTCGATTCCCGCCGAAACAAACTTACTGGATCAATCTCTTCTTCGGTGCTGCCGGTGTCGGTTTCCGTAACAATGGTGAATTTGACCGGCGGTTCTTCGGTATCCAGTTCGGACTCCAGACCGCGTGCCTGCTCGATCGCCTCTTCGATGGTGTCCGCGCTGTCGTATTCCATCGCGTCCCGGTCAATATC